GAGATTACTACGCGTCTCGTGGGCTCGGAGATGTGTATAAGAGACAGGATTAAAACAGCTTAAAAGAGAAATTTACGCATATATGTGGATTTATGTTAAATATTTACGTTATAGAGTTTAACTGTATCAAAAATATCGTTAATACTTGCCGACGGCTGTGTTGCGGTTTATGATCTTTATGTAACTGTTTTACATAATATATATACAAAGGACATAAACTATAGACTAATTCATTATAAGAAACTGACACACAAAAAGATTCATAGGGGGTAGTTTTAGAATTTGGTGTCAGTCGGCACAGTTACATCAAGTAGGTAACTGTGCCGACCTCGTGCTAACGAGGTTTTTACCTTAAGAACTGCTCATACAGGAATATTGCTACTGCTGACAGGACCATCAGGCACCAAAGGCTCACTACTAGGCATAACAGGCTCTTCGTTAACTTCCACAAACAATCCAAGCTTAACACCTTCCTCATGGTTTTTAGGATCTTTACAAAATTCTACCATGTTTAACGGATTGTTGTCAAAGCGTTTTCTTATGGACGCTGGGAGAGCGTCAAATTTCTCCTGAGCGTCGATTAATATATGTTGGGCTACCTGATAGTCTGGGATATCACTAAAATCGCCATAAAGGGGCTTTTTAGCCGTCAGATGGTCTATTACGCCTGTCTGCTCATAACGTTTTAGAATCAAATTAACATCACATTCATTTTTAAATTGTTGTTGAGTAAATGAAGGTGCATAGAATGTTTTACCAGGAACTAATTCCTTTTCATAGTTTTTTCTGAATTTCATATTATTCACCTATAGGAGACTTTTCGCCTGCGGCGATTCCACTGTCTACAGGTGCAGACGCTACGCTAATTTCTGCACCTTGCGCCAGCGGCTTTTCATGAGGATGAAACTCAATAGCTTCATGTACTAAAATAGGAGTAGGGTAAGAAGCAAGGCTACCAGTATGTTCATCATATTCACCAAGAGAAAATAAGGCGAAATCATTAGGATATTTATAGATCATAGAATCCATACTTTCAACGGCTCCAGCAAAGGCTCGAACAGCTTCAATTTGAGCGGAAACAGCAATAATAGAACCAAAGAACATAGCTTTACGGTCATAGATAGCATACAATTTTTTCATAATAATTACCTCACATTTCAATAGGTCGAATTAACGACTCAAGTTGTTTATTTTTACATTTTTCTTTAACACCTAAACGGATATAGTCAACAGTTTGGTCAGTTTTAAGAGCTTTTAATTTACGGACTGTTAATACATCTTTAAAGGCAATAGGATCAATTTCATCAAATATTTTGTCATAGTATCGTGGGGGTCTAACTACTAATCCATCTCTAATAACGCATTTATCATTAGGAAATATATCATTTTTATAGCGTAAGAACCATTCGTGCGCGATACCAGGACGCCGACTCATGGTAACGTATTCTGGTTGTCGCCCTTTGTAGTGGGCTTCTTGAGCATCTCCTGTAACCTTTTTAAGGACGTATCTAGCCACATATGCAGCAGATTCAAAAGAAACATCACCAATAGAAGCATAGCCAAAAGGCCAAAGACGTGAGAGACTATCTGATACATATAATTTAAAGCCATTATTCACCTTCCATAACTTTTTATCCTCAAAATCATGATTAAACAATATAGCATGATAGTGGGGACGTTGATTTAAAGAACCATACTCTCCACAGTGAAAGAATCTAATACCTTCTCCGTAACGCTTTCTAAGACGCTTCATAAAATCTTGATAGTGTTTCATCTTAAGCGAACGGTCAGATGGTAAATTTTCATCATTGTAAGTAAGAGTAATAAAACAATTATGTTCATGGAGCGAAGCCTCATGAACGCAACGGACAGCCCATACTCGGGAACGTTCAAGGCGACAACCTACACACTGACCACATGGTATTTTAAATGGCTCACACTCCCGCCAATTAGCGGGAGCAGTGAACACCAAAGAAGATTTGCCAGTCTTAAGATTAACCTTAGAGGAATCACGCCATGCTAACAAAGGATGATAACAAGGCATTTTAATTCACCTAAATTCTGTAACCGCCACGCATTGGACGGGAACGGAGATTTTTGGAACGAGTACGAGAAGCAGTTTTACTAAATAGTTTTCTGGAACGTCTGCGGGACATTTTATGTCTTCGCACAATCATCACTCCTTAAAATTTAAATTGGGTAATACTGGAAACGATAGCGGCTAACAATGCAGATACAAAGGTAGCATACTTTACAAACTTGTCTATATTAATCACCTCCTTACTTAAATATACGTCCTGCGGTGTTTCCAACTTCGCCAAGAAAGGACGTTAGATCTAAAAGAGCACCTGACAGAGGACGTTTAGACTTGTCATAGCTCTGAGTACCAGCTTTATCACGAATATTTTTATAACTAAGATTTTCCATTTCCTTATCAAGCTTAGCTATTTGCTTAGCACTAAAACCTGCATTCGTCATAGCATTATGCCAAGCGGCACCAGCATTAGATAGAGCAGCAGAACCAGCAGAATTATAATACCCAGCTTGAGCAGCGGTAAGTATTTTACTATTTTCGATATCTTGAGATAACTTTCGTTCTTGAGCTCCCAAATACAAAACATTAGCAGCAGAATTAGCAGTATCAACAGCATTTTGAGTGTTGAGCCGAGAGACTGTTGCATTATTCGTTCGTACAGTAGAATCGCCAACATTTACTCTATTCTCCATATCTTTAAGTTCAAGCTCTTTAAGACGTTTATACTGATAGCTTGATGTAGCTAAGCCAGCGGCAGGATTTTCAGCAGTAGGAGCGGCAACAGAGGGAGCACCAATAGCACCATGAGTAGCACTTAGAATAGGATTTAGACCAGCTTTCTTAAGGTCTGCAACTTCCCATTGATGTTGGTTTTGGTAGAACTCTTTTTGTCTGTTATAAGCGGCTTTTGCTGAAGAACTATTCATACCGAAGGAAAATAAAGAACCTGCGGCTTGTAAGCCTAAATCACTTCCAAAGCTCATATAATCACCCCTTAGAAGTGGTCAATTAAGCCAGGTACACTATACACAGGCATAGGACGCACACAGTTAAGCTCAATGTAACTATCAAACAAGAAATGAGGTTCGGACGGAACAGCAACAACTCGGTCAATAGGGGGTTCATCTACGATAAATTCAGCATTTAAGACAGGACGTGTTTCAAATTTCTGACTAAGATGCCAAGCGTCCAAAGGCTGTGCGAAGGTAGAACGGAATTTCCCTGTAATTTTAGAGGGGAAATAACGATATTCTGCAAAACGTTCTTGATAACCAAAAACATCATCATCTGCGGCAGTACCATCTGCATATATCTCCTTATTGAGTACAGCTTGTTCTCCAAGATGTGCAAGGGCAGGCCAATAGAAGTCAAAGCGGGTTTGTCTGCTCCACATTCTGTTTAAACCTTGCTGATAGGTAAGATCGGCACGGACATTAACTAAACCGATAATATAACCATGTTCAACGAATGATTTTGTAAAACCATGAACACGGCTACCAACAAGACCATAAGCGGCAAGATTGCCCTGGGGAGTGGTGTTATCTGTCGAGGACGTTTGCTGTACAGGGTTTACAACGACAGGAGAGGAGGAACCGCCGAGATATTCGGGACGCTGTAAGCGAGCATCAGGAGAGACAACACCAAAGTGAGCAGTAAGCATTTCCGTGTAGCGGGTACCACCACGAGCATCACGCTCATACAACCGTTGTACTTGGAAAGCCATACGGAAAGAATTAATTGTTACGGCAGTAGCAGTAGAAAGGTCAGCAACTAAACCGCCTGCAGGCAATGCGGCAAGAGGATTATAGATATTAACTGGAGAATCTTCTAAATTTCCTAATCCACCAGTAGGAGGAAGTCGAGGGACATAACCATGACCTTGCTGGTCTGAATCCCAATAAGTAGCAGGATAAGGTTGTTGGTTAATATTAAAAGTCAAAGGAATAGGCGCATTAACATCATAATCATCTGCAAATTTAACATCTGCTAAACCACCTACAGGTAATTCAACTCCAGGCCCTTTCTGTGGCCAAGGCAAGCAGGAAGTAAAATAATCATGACGTTTGCCACGTCTAAGAAGCTGATAATCCATAACATCATCAGTACCATCATCTTTAGGAACCTCAACGGAATCCTGTAAGTTTTCATCTCTGAACCATTCGTTCCAGATAAGATTATAAGCTCGGAAAGGCATAGAGTTGATATTAGATAATGAAACACCTGTAGGAATACCAAAGTAATCGCCTAAAGTACCAACATCAAAAGTCGTATTATCGGCTAATGTAGGGATTAAATAATCGGTACTATCTCCGGGGTTATCTTGTGCACCGTTAAAGCGTTCCCAGTTTTCCCAGAGTAAGCGACATGGAACAAAGAAAAAGAATGTATCCATGAACAGATTATCCATGAAGGGAACTATAGGAGTTGCCAAACGTGCAAACAAAGTAGCTCGACAGTTAAACGTATCACCGGGAAGCACTTCATCGACAAAGAAAGGAACTAAATAGCCAGCATCAAAAGTTGTCTTATGACCATGAGAACGATTAAAGCTTGACCGTTGTATTTCAGCACGAGGAACACGGCTAAAATTATGGGACATTACTGATTTCAAAATATCACTCCTTTACGTCAAAATAATTATTATGGGAATTTACTTGTATATAGTCGCCACAATGATTATCAGAATTTCATTTTACATAATATCTGTCTCTTATACACATCTGACGCTGCCGACGATAAGGCTC